ATGACCAAAACTCTACATAACTCAGATATTTCCGGCGCACGTAAAAACGTAAAAGACATCGTCGTGGTCGGTAATGGGGACGCATTCCGGCTCTTGTGCAAAGCATCCAGCAAATCCGAAGGCTGGATGAAATCCACGAAGGCTATGGAGATTACAGGCGTTGGTTGCGTAGTCCAAGTCACTACACATCAGCGCAACCACGATGGGACGAACTCTGTCGCTGAGGCTGTCACGTTTGTGCCAGGTGCGGTTATCACGGACGATGAGAACAATGGGCGTAAGTTAATCGTACCGAGCACCGCAGACGAACCTTGCAAGCGCTCCAAGGGGTGCACAGAAGAGGCGATAGAGCGACAGATCGAAGATAAAGGCCTAACCGCGCCTCGCATCACTCCGGACATGCTCGACAGCGAGATTGTTTCGCAGGACTACCACGTATTCAAAGGTTCTTGTTTAACGGTTTGTTGCCTAACCCTGAAGAACGGCTTCACAATCACCGGCGAAAGCGCCTGTGCTTCCCCGGAAAACTTCAACGATGAACTTGGCAGGGACATCGCGTTCAAAAACGCCCGTGAAAAACTCTGGGCGTTTCTCGGCTTCCGCCTTAGGGACAAGCTTTCCGCTCCGCTGTAGGAGCCTAGAAGAAGAAGAAAAAAAAGGGGCGCTTACTCTGTCAGGCGCTCTCCACCCCACTTATCGCCTCCACAGCGGACCGCGCGAAGTCTGGGGCGAACTTAGCGTAAACTTTCTCGACCTGCTCCACGGAGTTCCCTAGCACCTTGGCGATGATCCACAAGGAGACCCCTCGGCGCGCCATATGTGTCGCCGCACTGTGCCTAAGTACGTGAGGAGTGACCCCTTCCACACCAGATAACTCCATCACCTTATCAAACGGCTCTTGCAGTCGTGTTTTTTTATCCAACACGAAATCGTTAATACGCTCGGAATACGCTCGATGCAAGACGGGAAGTAGTGTCGAGGAGATCGGCACTGATGCTCTTCTTTTGCTGGTTTGCTGCCGCCCCTCCGGTAGATAATGGATTACACCAATCTCAAAATCTACTTGCGACCACTTCAGCTCCAAAATAGCCGTGCGCCTAGCGGCTGTCTCTCGCGCCAACCAAATGAAGCGCTCAATTCGCGTCAATCGCCCGTCAGCAGCGCGCAGCGACGCAGCCGCTTCACAAACTTTTCGCAGCTCATCGTCACTTAACCACCGCTCTCTTGGCGCGGACCCTTCCGGCAGCGGATCGAGCTCGGGGATATCCACCTTGCTGATTAGGCCCGCAGCTCTTGCCAAAGACCACGATGATCTTAACCGCGCCAATTCGAGGCGAAGCGTAGAGCGGGCCGGCGGCTTCCCGTTCCCTGAATACTTCCCTCTCAAGCGCGCCGCTATGTGCCTGCGCTCCACCTCTCGGGTTACCTCTGATAAACGTAGGTCCCCAAAGGAAGCGTCAAGCCGTTTCCATACGGAGCTCAAATTATCATCAGCACCGTTCTTTCCATGGGTCTCCCCCCAGATTTCACGGCAAGTCAAACCAGCCCCGCGCCCCTCGACCTCTCCATCGTCGCGTAGTTTCAACCACTCATCTAAAAACGCATCCGCGAAATCGATATTCGTCTGGCGAGTTGACGTGCGCCTTGAACGCCGTCCTTCTGTCCAGTAGATGTAGTAGATACCTTTTCCGTTCGGCTCGCATCGATACGAGATCCCGCCCTTAACCCTTTTGAGTACCGACATGTAAGCCCCTCTATGTATTCCGAAAGGTCAACCTCACGAATAAGAACAGGCCTGCCCGGTAAATAAGGCAAGGCTCCTGAAAGCCGCAGACGCTTCACCGCCGAAGTGCTTCGACGAAGGATAGCTGCTACCTCAGCCTGCGTTAGCAGCCGGCTCGTCCCGTATCTTTTCGTCATCCTGGCGCACAATCTCCATAACCTTCAGCGCTGCCTCGAGAGATAGCAGTCGGTTGATCTTCACCCACGCGTAATCAGGGCGTCCAGGGGACACCTTCAGCTCCAACTCCGCGTTATCTTTCTCAAACGCTCGCCCTATGACATTAGGAAGCAAATCTTCCGGCTTCACTTCAAGAGCTGCAGCGAGTTTTCGTAAGTTTCCGTCGGAAGGCAGCGAAGCCCCACGCACGTAAGTGGAAATCGCATCCCTATTCAAAGAGGCGCGCCGAGCGAGCTCGCTTTGGTTCCAGCCTTTGGACAGCATCAAAGAATATACGCGCCGTCCGAACTCATCCTTAGTTATCGCCCTCGGGGCAAAGTCATGCGTATCCCGCGGCACCGCCGCCCCAGCATGGGTTCTTTCTTCTTTTGCCACTTCCAGTCTCCAATATGTTTGGTGTATGCCTTATGTAATACGCCTTTCGGACAAATTCAACCCGTTCTTATTGACAATATGTCTTTCGTAAGTCATACACTAACCATACACCAGACATTTTGTAGGGGGTGTGGTATGAAACTTGACGTTGTCGCTTTGATTAACGATGCGACCGGAATATCGGAAATTAACGGACGAACTACTCGTGTCCGTAAAGCGCTCATGGACGCCTATGGCGAGGCCCCGGATATCCGCACAATTCAAAAATGGGTTGAGCGGAATAGCATACCTGGGACGTGGTCAGTCGCACTTGTCGCTATATCAGCAGAGAAAACTAAACGAAAAACTAATATTTCTAAATACTTACTTAACGGAGAGCGCGCATGTTCCGCCCAAAACAACACGACGAGGAAAGACATTTTTGGCGTTCTTCCTGCGACCTAAACAACGCATCTCCAAACACCGAAGCTTTTAACGAGGCCGTTGAGGAATTACAGTTAATATCGAAATACACGAATTCTTCTGCATTGAGAAAAAAATGTGAAACGGTTCTAGCAGAGAAAGGGGTGGGGGTGCTATGCGCATAATGGGTGTAGATCCTGGCGGGTCGGGGGCGTTGTCCTGCATAGAAACGAGCACTATGGTGGTTATCGATTGCATTGACATGCCAGTCTTTCTGGTACAACGGGGCAAATCAGACAAACCCAGGCTAAATACGGCAGAGGTTATCGACTTCATTTGCCGAAACCACCCGACGGAATGCTGGTTCGAGCTAGTCGGCGGGCAAGAACACGACGGCCCTTCACGCGCTTTCAACTTCGGCAGGATCACGGGAGCGTGCGAAGCGTCGATTGCAGCTGCAAAAATCCCAATTCGCTGGGTCGCGCCTCACGTTTGGAAGAAAGCTCTAACAATTAGAGGTAAGGACGCGGCCAGAGCGGAAGCGGTGAACTTTTTCCCGAATAGCGCTGAATTGTTTAAGCTCAAGAAGAATGACGGTCGCGCAGAAGCTACGCTAATCGCGGTTTACGGAGCGAGACAGCCTCGACTAGCCAACATGCGCTCCGTACTTGACTAAGACTTACCAATGAAGCAAACGCCCTCGCCCGATCGAGTGCGTTTTTTTTTCTTGCGCACGTCTGATAGTATGATTACAAAGAATACATCAGACACTTTTTAACATACATCAGGCTCGCAAATGCTCCTTACCCCGTATGACACGCAGAAATCTGGCGCAGCTTTCTTGGCCGCGCGCAAGCGAGCTCTGCTGGCGGATGAGCCGAGGGTCGGGAAAACCGGCGCAGCTCTACTCGCCAGCCAGCGTATCGGGGCGGAACGCACACTCGTCGTGACGACTAAGTCGGGTGGAGCTGTCTGGCGGCAGGCGTGGCGAGATTGGTTGGGAGTAACAGACTGCTGCATTTCATCCAAGGGTGCTCTCAAAAAGCCCACGCCAAATAGAAATATAATCATAAGCTGGGGTTCGCTGGTCTCTCAAATCGACCAACTCGCCGAGGTTCAGTGGGATCTAGTCATATTAGACGAGAGCCATTACGCCAAGAACCCGGAAGCGAAGCGTTCGATTGCAGCTTTAGGGCCTACCGCCTCTCCCGACTACAGCCCGCTAGAGGGGGCGTTCGGCCTAACGCCTTACGTTTGGTTTCTCACCGGAACGCCCGTGCCAAACCTGCCGCCGGACCTCTACCCTATGTTGCGGTTCAGCGTTCCCGATCGGTTATCAGAATACGGCGTATTGGCCTATGAAGACTTCTACGCCAGGTACTGTCGCTTCTATAACAAAACAATGCGCAGGGGTAATTGGAGCCGTAGCCTACGTATCGGTTTAGAAGCAAAGAACACAGAAGAGCTGTCCGAAGTTTTAAGCGGTTTTTGGCTACGACGCACCCAGAAAGACGTCGGGATACAGGAACCCATCTACGAGGTATTGCCTCTTGAGGTGACGGACGGACAACGCGAAGAGCTGAGTAACATCTGGGCATCTGGTGGCATGACTGCGACGGACTTGCTGGACGCAGCCGATGTTGGAGAGACGAAAAGCCTCGACATACACCTAGGCCCGTTACGAAGGGTAACAGGCACTATCAAAGCGCGCCCGTTAGCCGAGCTGATATGCGAAGAGCTGGACGCTGGCACTGACCGGATTGTCATTATGTACTGGCACCGTGAAGTTCGCGACCACTTCCTCAAATCGCTGGCGAAATACAGGCCCGTATTTATCGATGGCAGTTGCTCTGCCGAAGAGCGGCGCGCCGCCCAAGCTCAATTCAAAGAACGCAGTCGTGTGGCGGTTTGCCAAATTCAGGCTGCGGGGGAGGCTATCGACCTCTCCAACGCCAATGAACTGGTGTTCGCGGAGTTCAGCTTCACCCCGAAGGACATGAAGCAGGCTGCTCTACGGATCACAAATCACAACCAGATGCGACAACCGCGGGTGCGCGTTGCAGCAATCGCAGGGACCCTCGACGAGGCCCTGCAAAGATCCCTAACCCGAAAAGTTCAATCCAACAGAAAGGTAATCTAATGGGCGTCGAGCTAACATTCAAAGATGAAGACATGCGAGGGGTGGTTGCCCAAATTCTAAGAGCTGCAGAAGGCTTTCAGCAAGGCTCCGCCCCTGTTGAAGAGCGAGGCAATTCGTGCATGACCCCAAAAGAGGAAACCCACTCCGAAGGCCAGACAGAGGCAAGCGGGGGTACGAGCGGGGATACGAGCGGCACAGAAGATAACCGCTTAGTCGGAGGTAAAACCGAGGGGAAAGCGCGTCGTACTAAAGCGGAGATGGAGAGCGACGCAGAACTAGTAGAACTCGCTGAGCGCGCCGGCATTACCGAAGATAAACTGAACTCCGTTATCGCGGAGCATGGGCGGGCATCCGCCAAAGCTGCGCTTGAAGGTCGCATACGCGATGCAGACGCGTCGGGTGCCGAAGCGCCTCTCGACCCGGTGGACAAGAAGGAAATCATTAATCGATTGCAAAAACTGATCGAACTAAAGGGGCAGGATGTAGTTGAGCAAGAAGCCCCTACATGGATGGGCGCCGCCGGTGTTAGCGCTCTCATGGGCAAAAGTCCAGCAGCGCAACACGAGGCTCTGCAGCAGCTGCAACAGCAAATAGACAACCACCGCGAAAGTGGCGGGTCGGGCTTGTTAGATTGATATGGAGGCCCACTCAGAACGAGAGCACTCCATTTGGTCCCCCTCCTCAAGCGGGCCCAACATGGAGTGCGCGGGGCGAATTGCTTTAATCGAGCATGTCGCCCCGAAACGCAGCAGCTCTTTTGCCGCAGCTTGGGGCACCGCAGCGCACGAAGTCGCGGAGTGGTGCTTTAAGAACAATGGAGAGCCGGAATCGTTCCCTTTCTCTGCCCTCGACATTGACGGGTTCAAGATCCCGATAGATGACGAGGTGAGGGAAACTGCAGGCGAGTTTGTCAGTTACGTTCGACAACGCCTGAGGGAGTACCGAGACGAAATCAAATGCGGGGAGGATGGGGAAGCATCACCCTCTTTCTTTTCTGAACGCAAGTACTACGGCGGTAAGCTGGGCCTGCCGTTGCCTGTCGCCGGAACAGCCGACGGCACTCTGGTGTTTCCTGCTTGGGAGCTTGTGGAGGTTATCGACCTTAAGGGCGGGGAAGGCGTCGTAGTGGAGGCTGCGGGTAACAGGCAAGCTCGGACATACGGCACCTTAGCGAAGTCGGATGGGGTTGCTCCTGCGCATTACAGTTTGCAAAACACAATAGTTCAGCCACGCGCTCCGCACACCGAAGGCTCTGTACGGAGCGAGAGATTAACCGCCGATGAGCAAAACGCCTGGGCGCGTGAGTTTAAAGCTGCGGTCGTACGTGCAAAGCGGGCGCTCGATGAGTTCGACCCCACGTCGGCGGAATGGGCGCAGCGGCACTTAAAAGCGGGCAAGCATTGTAAATTTTGTCCGGTTGCCGGTGTCTGCCGCGCTCAAGCGGACAAGGCGCTGGCAATCGCGCAGACGCGCTTTGAAGATCTCGATCGCCCCGCCTCGCTGCCATCCCCTGCGGCGCTAAGCCCTGCGGAAATCGGCTATGTGCTCTCTAACGAGGCTCTGCTGACCCAGTTCCTTAAGGACTGCAAGGCGCGAGCTGCAGAGCTTATAAACAAGGGAGAGCGTGTCGCGAGCCCCGACGGTGAGTTCAAACTCTTCCCCAAAAAAGGGAACCGGACGTGGATTGGTGGCAAGGAAAATATACCTGCGCTGCTCGCGATGGAAACTGGTCTGCCGCGCGATGCGTTCCTTTCAGCTCCCGCCCCCCTCACCCCGGCAGCAGTTGAGAAGACGCTGAAGCGAAAGAAAATTGCCGCAGATATCGTGTCTGCGTACATCGACCGACCTGTGACGGGCAAAGAGCTTGCACTCGTCGTAAACCGAGCAGAAGAGCCCGCTAAAGCAACTATCGAGCTCTTCGCTGATCTAGGATAGGAAAGATAAACATGGCGAAACGGAAGAGAATGTATCGGGCAGAGCCACGTCTGGTGTCTGCGGAAGCCCGCGGCTCTTATCTGCAAGGCTTATTCAACCCACAGGTCAACGAACGCGGGCAGACCATTTGCCAAGTAACGCTCATTTATAAAGAGAACGAGATCGATGAGCTAAAGGCGATGGTTGCCGAGTGCGTAAACGGGGAGTGGAAGGATAAAGGCGTTGGTCTGTTTAAGGAAGGCCTTATTAAAAATCCGATTTTATCAGGCAAAGGCAAAGAGGCGAGAAACAAAGAGACCGGAGAGATTAAAGAAGGTCTCGGCGAGGGCCTGGTGTTTATACGCCCTAACCGGTTTATTTCAGAGACAGTCGGGCTCCCTCAAGTCGTTAACCGCCGCCGCGCACCAATCACCAAAGAAGATTTCAATAACGGTGTGATGAAATCAGGAGATTACGTTTACGCCTGCCTAGGGGCTTACTGCTGGGAAAACGATGAAGGGGGGAAAGGTGTCTCGTTCTCAATCGAAGCGATCCAGTTCGTTCGCGAGGGTGAGCGACTAGGTAGCGCCGGCGGTGTAGATGTCTCCAAAACCTTTAAAGATCTGGGCGGGGATGAAGCCGAAAAATCAAAGGTCTCTGCAACAGGCGGCGGGGCTGCGTCATTGTTTGACTAGTTTGTATGATTTGTCGCCCGACTACATGTCGGGCGACAAATTTCCGAGGTGTTTATGATTAACATTGTTAAAGAAATCAGCCTTCGCCGAACAGGACCTTATCGCTGGCAGGGGAACATGCGCTTCGAAATGGGGGAAGGGTGGGTAGTAGAGCACGGCACCAGCGCGCAAGAAGTCTTTGCGAAACTTATGCAACCTGAATTGCGTAAGCCAGTTCCTGCCTCCGAAGCAAAAAAGCAAAGTGTATTCGACTGATGTCAGCGTACTACAACGAGATAGACAAACAAGCCGCTCAATGGCTTCGAGAACTAATAGCGTGGGGGCTTATTGCGGATGGGGAAGTTGACGAGCGAAGCATTTCTGATGTCACACCGACTGACCTCAGAGGATTCACACAGTGCCATTTCTTTGCGGGAATCGGCGTGTGGTCATACGCGCTCAGACAGGCGGGGTGGCTTGATGAAGCCCCAGTCTGGACCGGCTCCTGCCCCTGCCAGCCTTTCAGCACGGCAGGCCGAAAGCGCGGGGTTGCTGACGAGCGGCACCTATGGCCGCACTGGCAGCACCTCATCAGACAGTGCAGACCTGCAGTCGTGTTTGGAGAGCAAGTTGCGAGCCAAGACGGCCTCGGTTGGTTCGATACTGTACAAGCTGACATGGAAGGAGAGGGTTACGCCATCGGGGTTGCGGATTTGTGCGCTGCGGGCGTCGGTGCCCCGCACATCAGGCAGCGTCTCTACTTCGCAGCGCAAAGGCTGGCCGACCCCTCAACTGAGCGATGCTTCAGGGGGGGGGCAGCTGGCAAGAGCACTACACACCAAGAGGTCCAACAACCTAAACGACTTTGCCCAACTGGCAGGGTGGCCGACAGCTTCCGCGCGGGACCACAAAGGTGGGTACTCGGGCGGCAGAATGAGGAAAGGAAAACTGTCAACGGATACGCTGGACGTCGCCGTACAACTGGCAGGGTGGCCGACAGCAACGCAAGTGGACGGGACGAAGGCCTGCAACAGGCACCGGGAGGACAGGCAAAACGGAGTGGGTGCGGTCGCCTCAATAACCACGCCGATACGTATGACCAACACTGGCAAGATGTTGACTGGCTGTTCTGCAGAGATGGCAAGTGGCGGCCAGTTGAGGCCGGGACACACCCGCTGGCTCATAGGGCTCCCGCCCGAATGGGACGTCTGCGGGGTTATGGCAATGCTATCGTCGCGCAAACGGCGCGAATCTTCATAGAGGCCTTTCGCGAATCTAGGGGGCTGGATGCCTGACATAATTGAGATCGACTATGAAACCCGCTCCCCGCTGAAGCTTCGCGACGTCGGGGCCTACAAGTATTTTGACAGCCCCTATACGCAAGTGATGATGGCGAGTTACCAAGTCAACGATAGCGGCGAGATAAAACGATGGTCAATCGGCGACCCCTGCCCCGCAGACATAAAGGAGCTTTTCCCCGCCCCCTCTACAATTATTTTCGCCCACAACGCCGCGTTCGAACGTCTCGCCACATGCAAAGTTATGTCGGTTCGCCACGGCTGGCCCGCCCCCCGATTGGAGCAGTACCGCGACACAGCTGCCATGGCTGCAGCTCAGTCATTACCACGTAAACTGGAGGAGTTAGCTAAAGCTCTCGCGCTGCCTGTCCAAAAGGATATGGACGGGAACAAACTCATGCAGAAATTGTCCAAACCACGGAAGATATGGACACCTGAAGATAGGAGCCACAAACGTTTCCCCCCGCCAGCGGTTTTGCGAGAGAACCCATTGCAGTACACCGATACGGAGGATGGGCGGGTGATTGAGTGGTGGGCTGACGCGCAGGATATCGAGCGGGAGCATTTCTACTGCGATCGAGACGTTGAAACGCAACAAGCCGTACGCCATGCCCTTGTTGATCTGCCCCGCAGCGAATGGGAGACGTACTGGCTCACCGAACGAATGAATGATGCTGGCGTACCAATCAGCCGCGAGCTTTCCTCAGCGCTGCAGCAGCAGGTCGAACATGCGCGAGAAGAATTAGATCAAGAATGCCGTAGCTTAACCGGCGGTCAGGTGACCACACTTTTACAGCGAGACAGGATACGTAACACGCTGGAACGCGATTTCGGGCTATCCTTACCAGATCTTCAAGCCGCCACACTGGAGAAAGCTCTGAACCGGAGCGATATCTCCGTTCAAGCGAGGCGCTTAATAGAATTAAGGCTCGAGGCTGGGAAAGCCTCAACTGCAAAGCTGAGAAAGATCGACCAAGCTATCTGTTCTAGTGGCTGCATTCACGGCGTGCATGTCTATCACGGCGCGAGCACAGGTCGCTGGTCTGGCAGACTGTTGCAAACTCAAAACATGCCGAGGGGCACCGGAACCGTGCCGGATCCAGTGAGCGCCGTGCCTACCATGCTGGTTGCTAGCCCGGCGACCATTCGCATGGTCTACGGCCCACCGATAGCCGCAGCTTCCGACTGCCTCCGCGCTGTCATTACCGCGCCTAAAGGCAGCGAGCTATTCGCCGCCGATTTCGCGTCCATCGAAGGGCGGGTTATTGCGTGGCTAGCAGGTGAGAGCTGGAAAATCGAGGCGTACGAGCTGGCGGATGTGGGCAAGGGCCCTGGGCTTTATGAAGTCGCCGCTGGCGGCATCTACGGCGTTGACCCCGCCTCAATAGGCAAGAAGGACAAGAGGAGACAGGTAGGTAAGGTTGCCGATCTAGCGTTAGGCTTCGAGGGTGGCGTGATGGCGCTGTTCGAGATGGCCGAAGCCTACCACCTAGACATGGCCGAAGCCTACGAAAGCCTGCAGGCCGCGGTTGACGAAGGTGTTTGGGTGAAAGCCGAGAAATCATACTGCAAAAAGAAGTTAGCCTACGAGGAGAAGTACTCCGAACTCGCACCTCGCCACGGTAAAGACAAAGCAAAGGAGGCCGCCTCTAAGCTGGCATACGGGGTGGACGTTCTGCCAAGGGAAGCCTGGATAGCTTCCGAAGTTACCAAACAGCAATGGCGCGCTAAGCACCCCATGGTTCGTAAACTGTGGCAAGGGCTTGTCGACGCCGCAATACAGGCAACGCTATTCCCAGGTACAAGCCGCAGCTACGGCGGTGTTTCATACCTCGTTAAACTAGGTTTCCTTTGGTGCCGCCTGCCTTCAAAACGTTGTCTGGCCTACGGGGCGCCGCGCGTAAAAACAACTAAAACGCCCTGGGGCACGGACACCTACTCACTCTCTGGCATGACGCTAGACAGCAAGACCGGAAGGTGGTTGCGCAAGTCCCTGTACGGCGGGTTGTTGACAGAAAACGTTGTGCAGGCAATCGCTCGAGATCTGATGGCGCAGGGTTTGAAAGCGACAGAGGCTGCAGGTTACCGCAATATCATGACAGTTCACGACGAAGGCGTTGCTCTAGTGCCGGACGGCTTCGGCTCCTTGGAAGAGTACTGCCGCCTATTGGCCTCAAAACCACCTTGGGCAACCGGCATCCCCCTACGCGCCGAAGGCTATCGCTCGAGGCACTACAAGAAAGACTAATTCCGATCGGGATAGGAAAGGTAAACCATGCGCAAAAACCCACCACAGCACACTCAGGTGCGCACATTGAGGCTCAATGAGAAGTTAGACCAGGAGATAATGCGCCTCGCGCAGCACTACGGATTCACGGAGTTTTCGCCATTTATGCGTTTCTTAATGCTCGATGCGCTCCGCCGCCATCGCTCTTCGGAGGAGAAGGGAGGTCGACGCTGTGACGATCGATGAGCTCCGCATCGCCCTCCGCGAGGAAAGCGGGGGTCGCGTAAGCATCAATGTTTTCTCGTTTTCGAACGGTGCCCGTGTGGTTTTAACTTTAAAGTTCGAAGGCGGGAAGGAGCTCCAATTCGAAGGTGAGAGCTTCGAGGAGTGCCGGCAGCAGCTTTTTGCGAAAAGAAGCGCGCCGAGCGTGTTTGATTAAGCAGCGTAAAGATCTGTGCTAGAGGCAAGTCGAAATGACAACAACGAACCAAACAGATAATGCCTTTCAAAGGTTCTGGGAGGCGGGCTACACGCGACTGTGTCCGATCATCCCGCCTGGAGCACCTCTCGACCCTGAAAGCGCAGCGGCGAAACGTCTAGCGAGCCACCCAGACAAAGACCCACGCGGCAAAGCACCCGGCGTCCCTGGAGTAGACGGCCTCTGGAAGGGTTTGGACTTTGTGCACACCGAGAGCACTGAGTTTTCAGTGGCCAAATGGCACGAGGACGGAGCTGGCGTTGGCATAAAAACCGGAGACGGGTTGATTGCTGTCGATATAGACACCACCGACCCCTCAAAAGCAGCTCAGCTAACAAAGGCGGCCATTCAGATACTAGGTGAAGCCCCTGCACGCATAGGAAGGGCCCCTAAAACCCTATTGCTGTACCGCGTGGCGGAAAGCATCCCCTACGAAAAGGTCACGTTCTCGACAGAGACAGAGGACCGCGCTCTTGTGGAGATATTAAGCGAGGGCAGGCAGTTCGTCGCTCACGGGGTGCACCCAACGACTTCCCGCCCCTATCACTGGCCGGAGGGCGTTCCGCAGTATGACGAACTGCCGACGACAGATGCTGAAGCTTTGGAGGCTTACTTAGCGTGGGTAGAGCAAAACAGCGATGCCCCCAGGCGTTTCTCCGGCGGTAGTATAGATAGATCGGAGATTGACCAGAGCACCCTCGTCGGGGATAGGGATTTAATCACACAAGCTCTGGCTCGGCTGCCAAATACCACGGCCACCTTCCCGACAAGAGATGACTACTTGCGGGTCGGCTACGCCGTAAAGGCTGCCTTTGGCCCTGAACTGGAGCAGGAAGCTTTCTCCGCCTTTTTCGATTGGTGCTCTAGATGGGATGGCGGTGTAAACGACCACAATGAGGTTTTATCCGATTGGAACCGAATGAAGCCGCCTTACATGGTAGGCTCATCTTGGCTGTATAAGCAAGCTGAAGACCTCGGCGGTTGGCGGGGTAGAGTAGAATCTATCTTTAACGATTTAGGCGAACGCCCCGCTGCCGAAACAGACCCATTTGATTGGATTAGACCTGAAATAGACGAAGGCCCCGCTGCCGAACCAATAAAACCGCACCGCCTATCTCTGGGTGACCTGGCAGAAATCCCGCCTCGGCAGTGGCTATACGGCAGCAAAATCTCGCGCGGATACACAACAATCCTATCATCCCCTGGAGGGGTCGGGAAGACAGCCCTCGCAACCGTGCTAGCCGTTTCCTGCGCGGCAGGGAGTGAGTTGATCGGCGACACTCCGGTTCACCCCCTCAAGGTGTGGATGTACAATCTGGAGGACGACCTGACCGAGATCAAAAGGCGGCTGAAAGCGGCACTGTTGTTTTACGGCTTAGGTGACGATGTCCTTGCCAACATACTAGTCCTCTCGGGACGTGACCGAAGACTGAGCTTACTGAAGCAGGATAACAAAGGATCATTGACCGAGCTACCCGATGCGGATCTCTTAAAAGCGAGTATAATAGATAACGGAGTTGACCTGCTCGTGGTCGATCCGTTCGCAAGGTCACACCAAGTCAACGAGAATGACACATCCGCACAAGACGAGCTTATGAGGATCTACGCTCAGGTCGCACACGAAGCGTCCTGTGGTGTACTCCTGCTGCACCACTTCAATAAGCAAGGGGAAGCTGGTGATATGAACGCGGTGCGCGGCAGCAGCGCCCTCACAGCAGGCGCACGCTCGGTCCTGACAGTCGCCCCTATGCCTGAAGACGACGCGAAAGCTCTGGGCATCGAAGTCTCTCAGCGTCGCAGATACATCCGCATTGATGATGCTAAAAACAACATGTCCCCTCCCGCTCGTAGCGCAGAGTGGCTATTCCTAGACAGTTTTGATCTGGAGAACGGAACAGAAATATACCCGCAGGGCGATAGCGTCCAGGTCGCGACGGCGTGGACACCGCCGGGGCCGGGGGACGGAATGACCCGCAGCGACGAGGAGGCGGCGCTAGCAGTGCTCGATGAAGGGCTGGCGGGTGAGAGGTTTTCCGCCAAACCATCAGCTAAAACGAGATGGGCTGGCGATATGCTGATGGAGCGTTTCGGTCGCAGCCGCGTACAGGCAGTAGGTCTGTTGAATAAATGGTTGAAGCTCAATTACATAGAGGAACGCAGCTACCGCTCACCAACCTACCGCCGGTCAACTCAAGGCATCTTTGTCAACTTCTCGAGCTTCGCATCAGAGGTGTTTGAAGATCTGGGTGACGGCGGGAGTGTGTTGAACTAGGCTCGAACTTACAGGTTGTGCATTCACACAAAGAGAGTATACCAGCGGCCAAGGAGATATCAATGGACCCCACGTATAACTTAAATGGTGCTTTCAAACCTACAGTGAAAAGAAACGCAGACCTTGCCGGAGCGGATTTTTTCCCAACGCCTCCTTGGGCAACGCATGCTCTTATGGAAAATGAACCTTTTGTCGGAGATACGTGGGAATGCGCGTGCGGCGACGGGGCCATGGCGGGAGTTATCGAAAAGTACTCCAAACGCGTCATCAGTTCTGACCTCTACGATAGAGGTTTCGGAGACGCAGGCATTGATTTTCTACAAGCCGAAAGTAAGCGACCTAACATAGTCACCAACCCCCCGTACAATGCAGCACAGGGCTTTGTAGAAAAAGCGGCTGAGCTCGCAGAAAACAAATTTGCACTGCTGCTGCGTCTTGCTTTTTTAGAAGGGGCGGGGCGGGCGAAAACGATTTTCACAACAACCCCGCCAAGTCGCGTATGGGTGTTCAGCGAACGCATCACGTTTTACCCGAAAGGGGCGCGACGGGCAGGCTCAGGGACAACAGCATACGCGTGGTTCGTCTGGGACAAGTCTCACCAAGGCGGTACAGAGCTAAAATGGCTGCAGCCCGGTTACAGAAAAAAGTACGCGGGATGATAGCTAGGAGATTTGTTTTTTGCCTAACTCAGTAATTCTCAAACTACTAGAGTTTGGAATATACTCTATCAAACCAAGAGCGATCGGGCTCCCCGGCTGCTCTCTATGCGACACCAAATTACGCACTTTCTGCGAGAAATATGTGTCGTTGCGGTCCTGTAGGATTTGCGCGTCCACCCCGGCAGGGTGCAGCCTCTGTGCGAGCTGTCGCGTCAGCTGCCCTATCGTCAGGCATCCGTCCTTCGCACCCGCTAACAGCTCGAGGGTTGGTCTCACCAAATCGCTCTCGTGAATTCGGGAAATACTTTGCGATTTCATAATAAAACGTCTCCACTTAGGTAACTTAATAATTCTCTCTAAAACTGCACTGCAAATATAGTAGTAAAAATAGATTACACAAGTACCGATCAAACAAGCACCAAACAACCTCAACTTAAAAGCTCAAATAACGCGGCTACCCTTCGCCGGCGATCGGCTTCGTCTTCTGTTTTAGTCCTGTGCCCGTGATGCGGGCCTGATTCAAACAAATCCGTCAGTCTCAAAGCATCGAGCTTGACCCTCGAGGGTATGACGTTCGTAAAAAGCCGGTCGTGCACCGGCGCTCCGCTCCGCGCACTTTCGCCTGCGACCGCCTGTTTAGAAGCCTTTCCCGCTACAGCGGGTAGTCTCGGTGGTTGATTAGACGCAGCCCCCCGATACTTGTTCTTCCAGATATCTGCAAAAGCCGCCGCAGTGTCGCCCTCCGCCCCTCCGTTCAGCGTTACAGCATCCGCCCCGACAACATCTGCAGCAAGCGCGTTCGGTCGGGTTAGCAGCTTCAGGGCGCCGCCCGCCCCCTGTTGGTGCCCTAGATACAACTCCCAGGGCTCGGGCACCCTCCCTAACCCCCTGGAAAGGGCGCGTCGAACATCAGTAAGATATGCCCCCGCACGATCAGAGTTCAGCCTCGGGTCGTATTTGTCGCCGCCGCCGTATTCGTCCCAAGTACTATCGATAAACTGAAAGAGCCCTCCGGCTGAACTGCTCTTGTTCTGGGCTCTCGGGTTAAGAGCGCTTTCGATCTCGCCAATGCGAACCATCGTGCGAGGGTCGATCCCGTGCGTATTGGCCGCTTCTGTGATGATATCGACGATATTCATCGCTTTGCCCTTTCAGCATCTTCAGGCCTCACTGTTAGTTCGAGAGGTTCTGGTTTCGTCTCGCGCCCCTCGCCATCAGATACGATATCTAATAATTCATCGGTACGGTTGCCCCACGTAGAGCGCAGCCCCCGCGCCAAGGCTGCCCGGTCAGCCGGATTGTACCTCATCAGCAAACTACGAGCTTTCTCAGGATCCAACAAAGCCTCGTCAAGTATGCGATGAAAAGCTGCGACCCGGCTCCTATTCGTCGCGTTTCGCGCAATCGTCCCTGCCATTGAGGTGATAAAGTAAACCGGCGACATCTGCCCTCTTTGCACGGCGGTGTATCGACTTTGGGCGGTTGCAAAATTAACCACTCGGTCAGCTTCGGTTCGCAGCGACTGCGCAGTGCCAGAAGACTGGGGGGCTCGGGCGCGGTTACGCACGTCAACGTCCTGCAAAGCTGAACTTATTTCCTTGATATCGGCGAGATGTTTAGGGTTTTCAGCGTATATAGCCTGTGCGGCTTCACTATTGTCCGTCAAAAAACGTTGCAGTTTACGGGGGACCCACGCACTCATACCACCCATGGTCCGCCCCCCTTCACCCACAGCGCGCGACGCCCCTTCCATAGCGTCCCAAAACGCCCTCTTAGCACCATCCACAGCCTCGGGGGCGCTGCCCGCGCGCGCCATAAGCTCTTCAACAGCCGCCTTCGGGTCTTTCGAACCAAGCGCCTCCTTCATCGCGCGGGCCCCTTGACCTGGACCGTAAGAGAGATAGTCGGCGGTAGCGCTTTGTCCGCGTTGCGTAAGCCTTTTAGCAACATTACTAGCGCCTTCCTTTGCTATATCGGCGGCGCCGCGGCTAGCCACTGCGTCGGAGACCGCGCTTTGAACATCAGGCACTGTCTCCAGGGCGGTTTTATAGCTTGCCGCATTCGCAGACACACGGCTCGCGTTTCCTAAATCACGGCCTTCTCTCGTCACCCGGCCAAATAACGCGTCTTTGAGCGCATCAACCGCCCCCTCGTCGTCCGAAACCTCTTCCATAGCAGTCACCGCATAAGAGGCGTTCCCTTTTTCCGGCTGCACAAACAGGCTCGGGACCGAGCTATCAGGCCGTGCGTACCCGCCTGTCTGCTCTTTCAAGGCTTTTCCGACAGGTTTACTCGATCTTGTAAAGCGTTCGTTTAAGTCGAAAGATACGGCTCGCGCTCTGGCAAGCGCTTCCGAAGCTTCAGGAGGGGCTGCGGCGTCTATATGCGCATCAACCGCACCAATGAACTGGTCCAGTACTCGCATTCTATTGGCGTCGCCAGCCATTTGAGCTTCTCGTTTTAACGAACTCAGCGCGCTACGTGCGCCCGTGACTTCCTTCAAAGGCAGGTAATCGCTTCCCGCAGCAAGGCGGTCGACTAAAGCCAGCACGTTATTAGGCGCGAACTGCATAACTTCCGCCCCTGAAAGGCGAGACACAACCCCTCTAAGGGAATCCCGCAGGTGAGCTGAAGGCATCTGTGCTCCAGCCACCTCGGCCCACGCCCCGCGCTCCGCCTCGCGTGCTTCCTCGAGGTTCGCCTGTAATTTGTGGCGCAGGACCCCGCCTCGCTGCTCGTCGGTCATTCTGGGGGTAATCGTGCTTTCAGCTTGCACCGCTTTGGAGTCCAGCTCCTCCGCGTGCCTCATTGCCGTGTCGATTTCATTGACCACGCCCTCCCGCAAGGCGTCTGAGAACGCACTCGCCTCTGTGTCAGGGCGGGTGCCCATAAGCGCATCGTCAACTGCTTCCGCATTCGCGTCCCGTGCGGATGTGAACCGCGCGGAATTCGGGCCCGATTGCCTCTCGTACTCAAGAGAAGCTAAGCCGGGGTCCCCTGTTCTGTCCGCCGCGGTGGCTTTAAACCCCGAGACGGCGTTCTCTGCCGCTGCAGGCGCCCTTAGCGCACGCATCAAGGATCGGGCGTCGACCGCGTCCGGGTTACTCGTCGCCAACTCCGCAGTAGTGTCTGCGGATCTCAATAGCTGGTCAGCCACCGCCCCCTCAACCAAATCGTCAGAGTAGCTTTTACTACCCGTTACCGCGCTGACTGTGTTTTTCACGCTACGGCCTAGGCCTGTAAGAGCCCCGGCCCCAGCGACCCCTAAAATAGCACCAAGTAACTCACCAACCGGGTTATCTGTAATCTCTTTCGCCACCCCAGCCCCCGTTCCGGCAGCTGCGCTAGTCCCTATCTCCGCTGCTAGAGCTTTTGCCGGGTTCGATGCAATTGTTTCGGCAGCTTCGCCGGCCATCCTTTGCACGAAATTACCTCCGTGCACCGCTAGTTGCTTAGCACCCTCCCTCCCTAGTTTGGACGCACCCGCCCAAGCCCCCGCGACAGGCAGCGCCGCCCCGCCGAACTCATCAGCGACACGACCAAATACGCGCTGACCTGTACTATACCGGTTCGGGTCAGTCGCCTGCGCTGTGAAGTCCCCGTATTTGTCCGTGCGCCCGCTTGCGAGCGAGGCGAGCTCGGAAGGTGCGTAAAGGGCCTCTTTTACGAAATCTCCCCCTAGAAATGGCTTGTCACTTACTGGTAGGCCGACAGCGCCTAGCGCGCTATTCACCAAATCAACGGGCAGCCCAACCAGGTTACTAAACCCGTCCGTGAACCCTGCGGCACCCGCGCGCGCGTAGCCTCCGGCGATACCCGCGGCCCCACCTATCACCTCCCTAGTTTCTGGCGGGATTATAGCGTCGACCAGAGAACCATCGGTTTTAACCGGCTCTCGGGGTTTAACCGTTCCAAGCGCTTCAGCTATTTCCGCGTCAGTAGCGTCTGCGGGAAACCGGTAGGTGACCCCTTCGTACTCCACGTTTATCATTGCGCCCTCACAATCTTGCCATCCGCCCCGCGAATAAAACGCACAACCCCGCCTTCTTCGTCGGGGGCTGGGTCGGGTGGTTGGCGTGTGTTCAGATTCGCCCCGCCCATCATCGCGCCCAAATTGCCTCGACGGATCCCGATATCTCGCTCGATTTGGTCTAAGGACGCGCCGACGCTTTCGCTGTTAGCTAAAAGCCCTCCCCCCTGAAGAGCCTCTAGCTGACGCTCCAGCGCAAACCGACTAACCTCTCCTTGCGGGTTCTCAGCGCTTGCCATCGCATATGCCATCGAAAGCAACCAGCGGTTATACTGTGAGAAAGTAGGGTCGTACCCTCCCTCTTTCTCGACTGCCTCGGCAAGCTGGGCGAGGGTGTCTGGCGTTACCAACCCATTTTCGTCTTTGAAAACGTACTGGGCTAGATCGCGTGTTGTTTGTGCCGCATCCTGCATCGCTCTCAGTACACTGCCAGATATCCCCGCGAGGGCGGGGTTGTCCGCCAACAACTCTCTCCCCCTATTGATTTGCTCCTGCAGATTATCAAGCGCGTAGAGCTGCCTGTTTCGATCCGTCACGTTTGTATTCGTGAAGTCCTTTAAACCATCGGATTTAGCCTCGCCGATCAACGCACCTTGCGGTAGTGGCTCGCGTGTCACTGCGTCTACGATCTCACCTGTATTTACGTTGATATGGGCCGTGCCAGACCGCCCATCAGGTAGTTTGTAGTTCTTGACCGAAAACGCCCCGCCCGAAGGCTGACGGTATGGCGTCTGCCCGATCGCGTCACTTCTTACGACAAGCTCCGGGCGACCGCCCTCCCCCGTAACAGTTTCGACATTAACGCCGCTTTTATAGTCCCTAGCCACATCGGCTGAGGATATCCGACCTTCCGCGAAGGCTTGCCCCAGCATAGCGCCTTTAACTTCGCTTTCGCTTCTTGGTTTCTGAGACCCACGCTGCTCTGTGTCCGATATACCTAAAGCCTGCATCACTTCGGGCGCGATAAACCGGGTCTCCCCTTCCGCCACCGGTTTCAAAGATTCCACGGCCAAAGCTTTGAGCAAGGCTGCGTCCTCCCCAACCCGTTGACCCGCAAAAGTATTGGGCGCCTTGCCGTGAACAGCATATATAGAAGCATCCAGATCCTCTGGTCGCGCTCCCTCTTCTTTCGACCGATTGTAGAGGTCGTATTCAGGGAGCGCGCGTAGGTAGTCAGAGCCCATAACGCGCGCACCTGAGTAATCTTGCGGCGAAAGAGAATTTCGCAGCATCTGCCACGCTTCGTTTCGCGACTGCTGCTCGTTTTTTTGTGATTGGTATTCCAGCCACCCAAGAGCAGTTCGCGGGTCTTGTGGCGCGAAGGCTTGCGCGAGCTGGGAGAACGCCGCGCCAATGACTGGGTTGTTATAGTGCCTGTTTGCTAGGGAAGACATTTAACCTCCATATAACTGTGGGATCCCGAAAGGTTTGGGCTTAGGCAAAGGGGTGCCGCCCCACCCCCTCGCTCCAAACAAAGACCCGCCTCCACCACTCAACCCTCCAGACGTCATGACGCTGCCAAGCCCGCCGGCAATGTCCGCAATCAGCCCAGCCCCTGCTCCGGCGCTATTGGCAGCTTCAAGTTCCATCGGCAGGACGGATTGAGACCCGCGGCTAAGCCCGCCGATCATCCCGATTTCCTGAGCGTCTTTAGCGCGTTCTATATTGGCGTCACCGAGCACATTCCCGAAGGAACGCAGCGCGGCGAGAGTTTTCGCTTGCCGGTCTGTATGCTGCTTAGCGCGGGCGCTTTGCTTGGCGGTATTTACGTTAACGATCTCCGAGCTATCCGGCATAAGCGCCGGCTGCGCGCCTGTATCCGCGTTTGTCTCAAACAAAGACTGAAGACTTTGCGTTTCCAGCTGGCGTTTATCCTCGAAATCTTCGAACTCGGCTCGGCTTTCATCATTCAATTTCAGCTGCTCGCCCCAGAAGCCTTTCTGGCGAATCCGTTCCGCCGCCATCGCGTCATCGCGCGCGTCTTGTATGGCGCTCTGCCGCGCGCCATTTGCGGCAGCGCTAACCCCGCTTAACGCTATACCTGCTATTGTCATGGGGTCGCACATTTCACGCTCCTGTCGCTTGCGGATTTACGGAGAGACTTTTACTGCGTTCGTAGGGCTAAATAGGCCTGTTGAATAACGCGGTTTATGGGGGTTTCCTTCATAGGATGCGGCCCGCTCAAGCGCCACTTGGGTGCCGAGGCCACTCATAAAGTCCGCAAAAAGGTTCTCCAAAGGGCTGAAAGCCGCCGGCTTAGACAGCAATTCAGCTTGGTTTATCGCGCTGTTCGATGCGGTTTTTGCGTCACCAGTAGCCGATAGAGTGCTGATTAAATCCCCTCGCGACCTCTCGACCTCGCCTCGTAACTGTTTTGATTGAGCCTGCGCTTGATCCGCCACATTCTGCTTCTCTATATCGTAAAGCTTCTGCAGCTCACTGAGCTTGCCCCCGCGAACAGAGCTATCAAGCGTTCCGCTTCGAGCGAGCGCGAAGGATAGTTCTTTCGTCGCGTTGTTGTATTGGTCTTCGAGCTGCGGGTTTGCGTAGTCGAGATACGACTGCGCACGCGTCTTGAAAAAGTCGTCTGTGAACTGGCCGTCGAATACGCTATTGATCTGCGATGTGCCTGCGCGTACCCGCGCTTGCCTTTGCTCCTCTTCGCGCCGAGCTCGAGCCGCCTCTTTACTTCCGCCTTTTTTACCCATCGCAGAGCCCCCTTCTCATATAAAAACCGACCTTCTCGAAGCCGAAATGCTCTAAGAAAGCTGCTGTTCTCTCGCTGTTGAAACTGTTATCGTTCCCGCCGAGAATCTCGGAGGCGCCGATTTGTTTGCTCCAACGGATTAAATTGTTCATGAGGTGGACGGCCGCCCGACTGCCGCGATTTTCGGGACGCACAAAGAGTACATCCTGCGTAGTGTAATGTCCACCTGCCCACATGTACCCGTGCATTGAGGCGACCAAAAAACCAACGAGACAGCGCTCGTCCTCCGCTACGAAGATTGTTGGGTTGGCTGATTGTAAATATTGCTCGCAGGTCGCGAGAACTTCCCGCTCGCTGAAACCTATTTCAGGTCGCGTCTGCATGACGTTTAATCGCGCCATGTCTACCAAAGCCGGAAAGTCCGGCCTATCCGCTAGCCTCACAAACATCGTCTTTCACCCATGCGTAAGTGTAATACTTCTGCCCCGAGCGGCCATAGGCGGCGTGCTCGGCTTCTCTTTTTAGGCCCAGTATCTCAAGCCATCGATGCACCCCTTCGTGGGCTTCCATTGTTACGCACTCCACGCGGTGAGCGCCGCCATTAAGGATGGCAGGTAACAAGAAACGCAAGAAGTACTTAGTCAAGCCAACTTTAATTTTGTCGAATTCAGGCGTCGCGAAGAACAACAACGTAACGACGCCCGGTCGTAACTCCAAAGCCCCGCCGACGGCTGCCGGTATCCCTTCGTCCGTGAAAGCGACCTCAACCCCTTTGGCGGAGCCGTAGCGCGAGGCCAAGCTATCCGCCAATTCTTCACGGTCTCGGCACCAACCCATTGAAACAAACTCGTCGTAATCCCGTTCCCTCATCCTCGCGGCGACGTACCGGACGAATTCGAAACTGGCGTCAACCGTACGCATTAGCTATCCTCTTTCGGGTCGAGATCATGGGTTATTACAGCGGAACACACCTTCGCAGGTGTTCGACTGTCAACTGGCGAGCGCGAGATGAAACGGACGCTTATATGTGTCCCCCCGCCGGAAGCTCCGATCTGCCCTCCCGCGTTGAATGTCGGCCCGTTAATAATACAAAGCTGATCGCTCACATGCGGGTTTCGAGGGTCAAACCCGACCCGTACTTCCCACTCTCCTCTTACGGAGGCGTCCACACCTTCCAGCGACTTAACCCGCGTTGGCGCATTTGCGTCTAGATAGGGGGTCCAAGCCTCCGCGCGCACATCCTCGCTGTAGGAGTAGCCGCGTTCGTCAATCCCTCCGTATGCATATATCGCGTCATCCGAACGTAGGTACACTCGGCGCTCATGCACTACCGCACCCTTAACTTCGAACCCCGGCTCATAGAGCGACCATGCGGAAATCTTTGACGCCGTGAAATAAGAGAACACGTAGATTTTATCAGGCAATATCAGCCAAAACGACCCATCTCTAGGCTCTTTCACCGCTATCGCCTTCGCGACCCCCGCCAGCCCCAACCGGTCAATATCCTCGGTGATTAACGGGTCGATAGCGGAGCCTATGTCGGTAGTCGCCGGGGAATTAGAGCTGTCCCGAGCCCGCAGGGACCTAACCCCTGACGTATCAAGATAAAACACATCATCCACCCCAAAAGCGGTCACGGAACGCGGGGCGAAAGTACCTGTCTTCTCGAGTGTCTGGCCGATTTTCGCAAGATCGGGGTTTGGGTCGAAGAACCAAGTTTGTATGCTGTCTTCGCTAAAAACCGCAACTTGGTTGTTACTGTATTTGGCGAGGGCGGTTAGTTTCGAAGCGCCTTCTGTCTCGATAGACAGGTCAAGAAACCCCGCGCCAACTCCCGTATCCGAACCCGGGGAGAATTCCAAAGGTTTCTTCAGGTTAGAAAATCTTAGAACACTTCCGCCAGCAACGAACATTTTTCGGATATGTGTCAGCAGAGCCGTAGCCTTCGCCGGGGCGTCATCCCCTTCCGCTCGCGCACCGGCGTGGAAGACGTGACGATCTCCCCCCGCGAACTCCCCGATCGAGTACGTATCGCCCCCGAATAAAGTACTGTTTGGGACATCGATCAGGGGCCGCCCTTCAGGCGATTCCAGCTGTTCGTAGATGATCGCGCTGTCGAGGTCCGCGGGGCGGGGTCCTGATCCGAAAACTACCAACCCTTCAGGCGTTCTGCTCAGACCTACAGTCTGCCCTTCTGGCAGATCGTGGACCTTGACGAAATCCGCTCGTTGCACGAAAGCCCCGCCCCGATCGATGTGCCCGTTAAGAGCCCTCAACAAGGTACCCCCTTCGGACACTTCTGGTACCTTACGGGCGTCGAGCCCCCCGCTAAATGATCGGATCCATATATTACCCATCCGCGCCCCGCCCTATCGCCCAGGTGCACGCATTTGGCGAGACCATCTCCCTCCGCGAAGCAAGCGCGCTCCTAAGCGAAACTGCTTAATTTTGGAAGCTTGGCTCGTCAACGCGCTCTCCAGCCGACGGATTTTCTGCCCAAGTATTTGTGCCGCAGCGCTGTGCTTGTCTGTCATATCCTCGAGCACCGCGTGCAGCACGATCAAGTCACTATCCAAGTCGCATCGGTCACTATCAGACTTTAACGGTTTAAGGTCGCGCACTCCATGGATCCTGATGTACCCTTCAAGTGTCTTAATGTTGGCGTCCCGGTTGGGTATCGGCCATATCTCGAGGCGTTCGCCCCTTAATTCGTACCGCTCCGGGGGGTCGCTCCTGGCGTCCATATCGCTATCACAGCTAGCATATTGAATCGAATTTATGCCATGCTTCAGCCCCACCCAGAGACCTTGATCGCGCGCCTCAACCAATTTAATTCGGTCTGTGCTAATATTATCGGGAAGCGCGGGAAATCGCTCTCCCGCGTTTACCGCGATATCCTGATACTCCTCCAAATGACCCCAATCGTGACACTCCCAAAGCCGCCGCTGCACTCTTTGCAGTTTGTGTGCCTGTGCATCGCGCACACCTTTATTGTGCGCGACGTTTGAGGACAGCCCCGCTTCCAACCTGTAGTCGTTCAGAAGCTCAATAAGAGTGACACCGCGCGGCATGTTGCCTCCTTAACTCAGAACGTTCGCACCCTCTCCAGCCTTCGTGGCTGTGGAAGCAGCTTTGTCAGTATCTTCAGCGGCTTTTTTCTCACCGGCTGCGGTTCGTTTCGACCGGGAAGCGGTTTGTTTGGTTTTCCGCTCCGCCGATTTCGTATTGGTTGGCTCCTGGCCCGCAGAGGCTTGCGGAACCTTAACCCGACTTAATGGCTTAAGCTGTTCGTCTAGAATTTCGCACTCCTTAAAAGATGAAGGCAGCTGTGCGAATTTGTCTGGAAAGACAATCGCTACTGGCGATGGCTTGTCAGTTCGTGCCGGATACTTCTCGAGCAACCGCTCTCGTTCCAAATTAACGGGCAGGTCTTCTGCCGCAGGAGTGAATTCTAGGTTGAAAACGGACCCAGCCCCATGGATTTCCTGAAGGATAAGAAACTCCGCAGGCGATACGCCCGACTGAGGAACCGTCTCCTCGCGATCCCCCCCCAGCGCAACTTCACATTTCGCAAGATTTTTTAACAACATATCGGTTTTCTCATCTGTACTTGAAGGTGGAAAGGCGGGGATTGCCCCCGCCTGCTGTGCTATTTGATGAAGTACACGCCGGAGCTACGCAGTCGACGTGCGATCAGGACTACGGTTGTCGTAGTCGCCCGGTACAGCGCGTAGCGATCATGGGGCCGCGCGGGAGTGTGGCGTTTTTTGCGCTGCCCTTTCATGTACTGCAGCTCGATGGCGTTCATATCGATATCGAGCATCGCTTTTTGCCAGCCCATATCGTCAAGTGTCGGATCGTAGATAATATCTGTATCCGCAAACGAGACCGCAGGCATGAAGCCGTCCAACGACGGTTTAGTAGCCCCGTTGGCCCAACCACGTTGGGTGTAAAGGCCGTTGGCTCGGAGCTCCCTCTCATACGCATCAATGTAGTCCGAACCAGCGAACTTCATCGAGCGCCGCTTGCCTTGGGAGAACCGGTTAAGCTGCTTGTGCTCTTTCTGCATGTACTGGATTAACGTACCACCGCCGGTAGGACTGGACGTAATCGCGTCATCGCCACTCCCCGCGTCATGGGCGTCTTTAGTGGCGGCGCGGTTGCGCCACCAAGGGTTAGCGCCCCGGGAAACACCCCCTGTTGTCCCTGCAGCGGGGTCGAGCAGTATGAACGCCCCCACCCCAGCCAGAGCTTTCGCGTCAGTAGTCCCATCCCCGTGGAGTAATGCGTCGAGGCCGATATCATAATCTTCCTCGAAGTCGATCACTTTCTCGTCCAGTAGGTTGGCCAATTGAACGGCTTCAGCGTCTGTCACAGGCGAAGTGACTGCGGTGCCGTCGCGCTCAATCACTTCGATACCCGCCATTTTGAGCTCAGTGTGCGTGATACCCATGCCGATGTGATGTTCGCGCCACTTATAGCCAGCTCGCTTGTTCTTCACGGGATTGCCATAGGATACCTGATCGTCATGTGAGTACCCGGCGAGTGAGAGCTGACCTGCACCTGCACGCACCCCCGCAGTGACTTTTTCTTTACCGCCGACAAACGATTTGGCTCGTTTGTCGAAGGCCTTCAGCATGGGCTTGTCTTGCACGTCTTGCCGCGTGACCTGCCCTCGTCGATCATACGCATCCAATGTGGTATTGGTGATGTTCTCGATTTCAGCACTTGTAAAAGGCATAGGTTAGTCCTCAGATTTTGCCTTTAGATCGGACGATATCAATCGTCTCCATTGTCTCGATAGGCTTTCGGCTGGAGGCGGGCGCTGACACCCCGCCGGTTACGGGATTAATCACAGGCTTACGGCTCTTAGAGAACTGAGCCACCCGCTTATTCACCCTCTGGAGAGCTTTATCAAGCTGAGCGCGGACCTGTTCCGGGTTGGACGGGGAGCCCTCTTCCTTGTGTAGGAGTAAAACCTCTCCGTGCAGCATTTGGCGCTTGTGCTCGGCGTCAGGGTCGGACCGAAGCCATTTTTCTTCCCAGTGCCCCGCAGCGCTAACAACCTTGCGCTTCGCTTCTTCAGCTACGCGGTTTTGCTGTATATGCTGCGAGTGCCGGCTGCGAACCTTCATTGCGTTCTCGCGAGCTCGGGATCTTGAGATCTGAAACGCAACTTCATTCGACATTGCACCGCTTCGCACTTGCCCTTTGAGGTCCTCAGGCAGAACTTCCCCTGCGGCGGTGGCCAGAGACGTAAGAGTAGGGCGTAAGCGCTCCCACGCCTCAACCGGGTCAAGCTTCATGAGCGCCATAATCTCTATGCCGCTCGCCACGTCGCTTTCGCTTAGGCCGTTTTCTTCCATGTAGCCGGTTAGTTTTTCAAAACCGGACACTTTATGCGACGTCTCCTCCCTATAACGCCGCAGTTCCTGGAGATTACCGATCAGCTTTTTAAAACGTGGATGCTTATGGAACGGCTCGCTTTCCCAGTCAGCAGGGTCAGCCGAGACGTCTTCCGGCTCTTCAGTCTCCGCATCCACACTCTCCGTTTTTGCTTCTGCTGGCGAGGCGTCAGCTTGATCGGCGCGGGCTCTAACGACGTCGTCTATCGCGTCCCTGACTAGGCCGCTAAATTCCGTCTCCTGCGCACTATTTTCGCCAAGAACCGCAGAGGGCGAAGCTGCGTCTTCAGCCACAGAGCCGAGCTCTTGTAACTGGTCGCGCCCATCTTGAGTTGAATTGTCGGCAGGTGACGATTCTGCCCCAAATACGTCCGTTCCGCTCATAGTTTTCTCCTAAGTAGGCTTGCCATTTTGTATCACGTAATATGATATTTAATCAATTGTATCCTTACACTTCATACACTCTAGACCTGATTATTCCCCCCTGGCGGCAACGTTCCGGCAGGACCGGAAGGGGCGCTTGGTCCGTTGTTAAAACCCTGATGCCCTTGCGCGGCGGGGTTGTCGTTAGGGTCCGCGGGTGTAGGTTGCGTAAGACCGTTCTGCGCTACGATAGAGGGTAAATTATCCGCAATGGCTTCGGTGAGATCCAGCTTATCATCAAGCCGGCGGATTGTCTCTCGAGCTAGCCAGTGCGGCTGCACCCCCGGCATTTGGATAAGGAAGGGCAGCATCCTCTCCCAGTTCTGTAGCTCAGCCGCAGCGTTTGGCTTGCCGCTCGAGCCTGCTTCGATCTCAAGCCTGATCTCTTGGGCGATTTCGCTCAGACCAAGCTCAGGCCAAAAAGCTCCGGGCCCGGCGATTTTGCGCACAGTCTGCCGGCTCAACTCCTGCAGCATGATTTGACCTGCCGCCCTGGTGACTGAAGTCAGGAATAAGTCGAGGTCGTCTACCGCCAAGCCAACCCCAGCCATGCGCGCTCCTTCCGCAATCGAACTTTCCGTTGCCGTGGCTTTGGCAACAGCGCCGAACTGAGCTTCCTGCGAACCGGTCACCAGCTGTATATCTGTGAAGTTCTGGCCGGTTTCGTACAAGTTAGGATCTACAGAGGGCATAGGAAGTCGCTGAAACACATCTTGGATTTTTTGATTTTCGCCTATGTTAATTTCAGTAACAGAAAACGGCTCGGCGAGTGCGAGCGCGCCTTTGTCCTCGTCGGAAAGACCTGAATGCTTTGATGCTACGAAGCGAGGCCGTGCGGCACTTCTGTGCTCTCGCTGGCCTTGCCTTGACTGGTTGTAGTCGTGCTGCATATCTCGGATCAGGCGTACGTCGGAGAGCGGGAACAGCTCCTCCTCGTGCTCGGTTTCGTTAGGAGCAAGCGCGAAAACCGGCCAGAATTGCTCTACATAAACATCCGGAGCGGCGGGTTCGCGTAGAAACGCCGGATGCCCCTCCGTCACATAATAAACAAGACCCGCGACTTTATCGTAGTGCTTAAACACAGTCACATTCCTCCGGTCAGCGCGATCCGCGCTCTCTCCCCGATCGGAGTTGTCGTTAAGCTCGTGCTCGCGCTGACTGCTGCCTAGCTTTACATTAAATTTTTTCTCGACTTCCTCGCAGGAGTACGAATAGCTAATCGTCAGCCAGCGCCCCCCTTTGAACCCGCTAAGGCTTTTACATTCGCAGTCAGGTATAACCTGAGTTGACGCGGGAAAATCGAAAACCAAGCCCTCTTGCGCTATAATTGGCTCGTTATCCGCCAGCGACTGAGCGGAGTACATCAGCTCTGCGTTTTTCGCTTCGTCACGGGACCCGTCTAAAGCTGTATCCGCCATCGAGCCAGCCACGCCCTCGGCCATGCCTTGCGCCTGCTCATACAACCACCGGGCCCTCTCCGGTGTATCAGGCGCTCTTTCATCAAGCGACAGCTGGTTTTCATACTCGCGCTTAAAATTAATCTCTATGTAGCCTACGGAGTTTATGAGCGCGCGACTGACCAACTCCTTCATCGCGTGCTTAAAACCCAAGGGCGGTTGTTCGTTCATGAAGTACGCGAGCAGAACCTCGAGCGTCTTGCCTATCTTTTTTGCATTTCGCCGCGCTGTCATACCCTGTTGGAAGTCTGCCAAAAGGCTTTGCGCCTCCGCGACCTCTGCGTTTTCAAGCAGGGCCTCGGGCTCTACTAACCTCATCCCGATACTTTGCTGGGCCTGTTGCACAACCATCATAGCTGTCTGCAGACTTTGGTCACTTTCATCCCAAATCGCGAAGTCTAATCTTGGCCTCCGCCGGGCTACTGCCTTCGGGTCTTTGGCGTAAAGTGCGGCGGTTTTCATACGCACATGCTGATGCGTTAAGTTGGCTACATAACAACCGTTGTTGACCCACTCTGATGTCGCGCCTTGCCTGGCGAATTCCTGGTCCTCGCGCATCCGGTCGAAATCTGACTTCCACCGAGCCAGATCTGCCTTAATACGCGCCAGTATTTTAGTTACCAGGGCGGGTGCGCCATCAGGTGCCTCTACGCTGTCGACTTTATCCATTCAAAAACCCTCGCTTTGCCCTCCGCGCTTGCTGCGCGCTCTCTTGCAACACCCACCCGAGCGTTCCTGTCTTAGGCCGTGATACCCGTTCACGAACGGAGGGGCCCGACTGGACGCCTAAGCCCAACCCGATGAGAGCGAGTGTATCTACAAAATCGTCAAACGTACCGTTTGGGAATTGCATCATTTGATCGATGGATCTCTCCACCCAAGGCGCGTCTTTCGGAAAGAACACCTTACCTTGCGCAACCCGAGCGGCGATCGATTGAGCCTTTTGCGCCTTATCCCCCGAGGGGGAGACATTAGCTATATTTAGGTACTTACCCGTCTCACGCATGCGCCTGTTTAAAAAAGGTCCAATAGATTTCGCTATCTGTCCTTTTTCCGCCCACCATATTAAAGGCCGCAGCCCGCCCGTCCCTCCCATATTGAGCATCATTTCAACAGCAACGTCAGTGGCGAGGCGGTCCCAAATGCAATCCAAGAGGTACATGTTATCCAGCTTATCTACGCCGACCTTTAGCATGACGGTGAAGTCACGCTTTTGTGCGGTGGATACTGCGTGGTCGGAAGCCGCATATATGCGCAGCTCCTCCGGCAGATCACCGGGGTTGTAGTATCTAATATTATCCCGCTTAAACAGCGTCCCGTCCGCTGCCGTTGGGCGCTGCTGGTATAAGGCTTCAAAACCCAGCGGATCGAAAGCCCTCATCTCCTCCAGAAAATCTAAATCGAAACGATCAGGCCCGTCCGGCCACAGAGGCTCTCCGGGAACCCGGCCTAACGGGTCATCGTCTTCCGCTATCGCCGGCAGATTAATGACCTTGATCTTTTTCGCGAGCTTCTCGCTGAAATAGGGGTTCTCTGGGTCTGTTAAACGACCGATCGGGTCGTCTGTGTGCCAGCGAGTGAACGTCATAATGACGAGTTTAGACCCTCGACGGCGCGACAACATGACCCTCGTCAGCCACCTCCAAGCTTGATCTCGGATCGCCTGTGAGTTTGCCTCCTTATCGTCTTTTAGTAGATCGTCGATAATAGCTAGGTGTGCGCCTCGGCCCGTGAGGGGGCCGCCCCGCCCTACGAAGTACGCCCCGCCCCCGCGCGTAGTCTTCAGCCTGTTCGACGCCTTCCCGTCCTTCGCCAGCTCGGTCTCGGGAAATACTTGTTTATAGCGGTCACTCTGGATGATATCGCGAACCTGCCCCCCGAAATCCTGTGCGAACTCATCGCTATACGTCCCCACTGCGACCTCGTGATGCGGGTAGAGGCCTAAATAGAACGCCGGTAGTCTTCGGGAGACTTGTTCCGATTTGCCGTGGCGCGGGGGCATTGTGAGTATCAAAAATGGTATTTCCGCGGCGATTACTCGCTCGATAGCCTGAGCGAGCCCGTCATGATGCCTTGCGTTATCGTATGCGGACTTCTCGGGATTATTTGGGTCCCCTTGGTCCGGCATGGTGTGCTTGATAAATGGCATAAACCTTTCTCGGCTTTGAAGGATGTTCCGCTGAAACTTCAACAGCCTGAGCTGCTCGTCCGTCGCTGTACGCACATCTACTTCGGGCATCCCCTACCCCCCATAGGCAGCAACAAGCACAATGAACAACCCCCACAAGGCTGTGACTGCGCCTAACATCTGAACCGGCTTTAACAAGGGATCCTGCTTCATTTACCCGCCCTTAAAAGTTTGAGAACGTCCCTCCACGTCAATTCGGTTGCAGCGCGTACGATGGAGTAGCCGGTGACCACGAGGAGCCCAGCCAGCGCATCTCGCCAATAAACGGCGGACAGAGAAAGCGTCTCCATAAGAATGGGTGTAAGAAGTTGCGCGCACACGAGCCCAGACACCCCTCGCGCAACTACATTCAACACGGTCTTTGGCCTGGAGACCAAAACCGAGGCGACGAACGCCCCGACTAACGCCAGCAGCAGCGACCATGGGCTCTCAATATTCCATTTCATCTATCACCACCTTCTGCGCGCTTCGTAGAAGAAGAGATATGCCATGACCGCGCCGACATAGCTGTCTATTGGCTCCGGCAGTTTCGCAATGACCCATGTTTGAGGCGAAATGCAAGCGCTGCAGAACAGCATAGAGTAGAGAACGACAGACCCGACATACGCAGACGAGATAACAACCATGGGCGCGAGCAACCAAGCGAACCCCGGAATCTGTCCTTGAGCAGCAGCTCGCTTCTCCTGAAATCGCAAACGCATCTCTTCATGCCGCTGCTCCGTGTCCGCTCTACGCAACAAAACGGAAGTGAGAAACCTCAACGCCGCGGGTGCTGCAGCGAGTATCGCGCTAATCACGATTGCTTCTCCCTGCCGGAGTTGTTGTGTAGAAACGCAAAACCACATTCGCGATCGCGACAGCGGCGATGAACTTAGGCGCGTGCCCTGGAATGATCTCACTCAAACCTGGCACCTGAGACACCTCTGTGGCTAGTGCCACCCCGCCAACGACCGCGTTGACCGCAAAAGTGCGGAACCCCTTCAACTTACCCAGCATTTCATCCTCCAAAGATTGACTTGAAAATAGCCTGCAACTCTTCAAAGAATGACAGAATTGCAGCACATGCAGCGGTGAAGACCAAGGGTAGCGCTCTCGAGTTTATAGGCCGGCGCCCCTTTTTGATAAGCGCTGCTTCGACATCTTCGCGTACGCGGACGCGTTTGGCTGAGGACCATACGGGGGTACCGCGTATCGGGTTCACGCGTTCGTAAACAGTTGTATACCCGTCCGAACAATAGACGCCGTGGAAGAAAAGCCGAGCTTCAGCGCGTCGTCGATCGATGATCTCCTTCGGTTTGTTGTACCAAAGGAATGCTTCTTCAGCGCCGTGAACGTCCCCTGCCAGAAATCGCTTTACCCAGGTCGCCCGGTTAATCGCTCCAGTGTTCCAGTGGAAAGAAATAGCAGCGGCGCGCTCGTGCGGTAAAAGCCGTACACCGCTAAACGCTCGATCGACCTGACCTGCATATATCTCCAGAACGGAAATGAAAATCTCGATGCAGCTCTGCATGTCGGCGGGCTTGCCTTTAAAAGCCTCGGGGTCGACGCCGGATGCTGCCGTCAACCCGAACCCCCACGTGCCTGTGCCGACACTGTCCTTATACATTTCCCGAACACAAGCTTCGTGATGCGCGACTTCCAGCACTTCAGCGACAGATATCATCGTGATACGCCTTGTATGATTGTTGTCAGCAACGCAATCATACATTAAAAACGCACTAACGTCACCGCATACTTTACTTCTGGGATCGTAACAGGCGAACCCGTTCCGTTAAAGGCGGCAAAGGTAACCTTGCCGGGTGTCGCGATGTGCCCGAAAAGCAAGACACCTAGGGGGTGCTCCGCAGGGGGCGCGATCAACACCCGGTCATGCTCCTCCACCCCCTCCACCTCGACAGGAACACACACGGACGCGCCTGTAGCCACGTTCCCGAACGCGAACTGTACCTTGACCGCTATCACCTTTCTAAGGGCGTTTACGAGCCCCTCCCCTGCCGATACTGTCAGGGTTTTATGGGCGTCGCTTGGTTTAAAGCTCGATACGTCTGCCAAAGGGCGCTGCGCATCGATAGCTTCTTTCGTTAGCTCAGCAGTCATCACGCCGCCGCCCTCCCCTTTTTTCGCCCGGTCTTGCTGCGCTATACTTCTTAGACTGTCTACAGCTTTTTTTGTCGAAGCGGGCGTCATAATCAGGTCTTGTGCAACTCCTGCCGCCCCTTGCTCGTCGCTGGCAAACGCAGCGGGGTCTAGGTCATACGTCGTCACCCCACCTCTGGGACCTAGTAAGGTCTTAAGTTGATCCGAGATGCTGTCGATAGTTACGACGCCGTTACGAAGCCTCCCATCAGCACGCAGTAAGCCCTCGATCTTCGCTGCCTGCGTCTGGAGTTCCGAGGAAAGCTCAGTTTGCATGACATCGAGCTTAATGCCCGGCAACGGCGCGCTTGGATTGTTCGCTTGGAAATTTGCGAAAGAAAATGTGGCTTTAAAAGTCATTGCTTTAAGCTCTCTTTCTAACCAGTCACAGCAGGCCACAGCTCAGCGGCGGTTACATCATCGGGCAGCGGCTCCATGGCCTCAAGTGCGTCTGAGGCGGCGCGAATAGCGGTGATATGGTCCCAGATCACCTGCCCTGCTGCGACCTCTGCCCGTCCTTCGGCGGTTAGTGTGGCACCCTGAGAGAGCCTGAGCGCCAACTCGGCGGCGCGAGCTGTCAGGTTGCGCTGTTTCCATTCGGGGCAATAGCTAACAATCCGGCGATGCGCCTCGGCTTTGATCTGAGCGATTATCTCGGCGCGAGTTGGAGGTTCTGGTTCTGGATCCGGAACACGTTCCCAGCCATCGGCGCCGTATTTACCGGTGAGCCAGTTTTCAAACTCAGGGGTATCGCGGCCGACAATTTCGCGGCTTTCTTTTTTAATCAGGTAGTTGGTCATTATTCGGCCTCCTCGATTGACAGATATTCGACAAGCAAGAAACCGGGGCCGCCTAAGCCGCCTAATCCACCACCGCCACCACCAAGACCGCCAGAACCAACAGAGCCACCACCAGCGGCGAGTTGTCCTCGACCACCAGAACCGTTACCTCCGGCTCCGGTGCCAGAGTGAAACGTTTTCGGATAAAACACGCGATTTTCCAAGATGTTATTGCTTGGCCCGCCGTTTGACCCGAAAGAGCCACCACCACCGTGTGGCGTATAGCCCGCCCCCGCCACACCTCCGCCGCCACTATCTACGTAGTGACTCGGAGAAGATCCCGTATCAATCAAGCCCCCGCTATACCCGTCATTTGTACCGTTCTGTTCGTAATTAAAGCCACCGCAGGACCCACCACCCGACCTGCAAAATCCAGACATGGTGGTTGTTATGCTACCACCTAAGCCACCATGTAAATTCAGATCGCCGCCAGTTGCGTGACCCTTGCCGCTTTGTCGTGTTGGTATTATCTGTACGTATGAATTGGCCTTAGTACCCCCAACCCCGCCCTGCGCAACCAAATTTACCCTGTGGTTGGTTAGGGTACTGTTGTTCCCAGCTACACCATTGCCATTTCTGTTCCCTCCGCCGGTTCCTAAGGTCAAATCAAAACTCATATCTTTAGTCAGCGGAACATCAAGCAGGACAGCGGTACCACCTGCCTGCCCGCCCGTCGTACGACGATAAGATCCCCCGCCCCCGCCACCACCGCCGCCGCCAACCAGCGAAATTCGTGCGCGACCATTGTGTTTTGGCGACCATGGCCCGCTTTCTGTGATGAGTTCTGTCACGTCATCAAGTGGGCGTAGGCCAAATTCAAGCCATTTGGCATAGTCAGCGCCAAGCTTTTTCTCAACCTCCGTCTTATCCGCCTTTGTCTCTAGCGCTGTTTGTACATCTGCCTCTACCTGCTGGAGAGCGGAAGTGGTAGTGGCAGCGTCGGCTTTAGAGGCCAGTTCATCTTGCACGCCTTGCGCCAGCTTTTCACGGGTCACCGCACCATCAGCTAGGCCGACTTGTGCATCAGCTGCAGCCTTAACCGCTGCTGTCTTTGCCTCTTCTGCCAATTGCGCGGCGGCGGCGGCGGCCGCCCTTGCGTCCTCAGCAGCAGCTGCATGACCGGCAGCACTCGGGATATGAGCTGCCAAGGCGGCAACCGCCTGCACATCTCCGATTTCAGCGGCCACCGTCTCCACTTGCGCCGCCACAGCTCCAACCGCGCTTACGTCCTCAGCAACCCCGGCAACGATCTGCAACGGATCGGCGAGCCCGCCCACCTGCTGTATTTCATCTATGTGCTGAGCCAGCAGTGTAACCCCCTCAGCCGCTTCCGCAACAGGCCCTAGCTCATCGGCCACGCCCGCTACAACGCCTAAATGAGGCTGCAATTCGCTGACTGCAGCGGAAGCTAAATCTCGCGCTTCACGGGCAGCGTCTCTTGCACTGACGGCGTCTGCAGCGACGGTCGCAAAATCGATCAGAACACCCCACTTGTTCGCAGCAAGATCATCCTCAAAACTGACGGATAGATGTCGTTGCGCGCAGATATAAATGCCATCACCCTGATATACCGTGTCTGGGGGTGTAAAGGTTTTGCCCACTTCCCAAGCCTGAGGCGGCTCGAACCCCAAAGAGAGAGCGTATTTAAGCTGGTCGCGCCCAACAGATTGATTTTGCAGGCTTCCATCAGCACGCACCACCCCTTTAACGAAGCTGAGCAGATCATCATGTGCCCGCTGGACCTCGAACAAACTAGCATCCATCTGAGATCCGGGGAATGTTTCATCGCCAGTCTCCTGCGCAAACTGGGTGAACCTGTATGGCAGTTTCACACTTTTCGGGTAGGTCATCGCGAACTCCGGCTCAAGTCAGACATTTCAGACGCACCATACAATAAAAAAAGCCCCAGAGAAACTAATCTCTGAGGCAAGTTGTAAGGGAGAACGAAGTTGAGAATACACGACAACAAGACAAAAACAAGATACATTTCATACAAAATTGCTGCACGTATTCAGCTTAACAGCTCCCCTCCATGACGCCATAAGCGCCGGAGATACGTCCGATATGCGCGTGGACATTCTCCGCATACTCCTTCGGACTAGCAGATCCCGCACACTCCAAATAAACTTGGATAGCAATAGGTAAGGCGTGGTCTGCGCACCTCCAAGCATGGCTGAGGGCGGTTTCAGCGGCTAGCAGAGCGTGCTCGTCTAGCCCCGTCAGCCGCTCGCGCTTGGGCGGCCTACCCATCTCGGCTTACCTCTAACGCCTTACGCATAGCCCGTGAGATTTTGCGGGCTGCCGTAACTGCGTGATGGTTCTGCATAATTGGATCGAGTTTAATCAACAAATCCGCCATGTGATCCAAGAGCGCAGGCGCGTCTTTGGCAGCGTTTCCGTTATTGAGTAGGGATTCCAGCTCCCTCTCCCTATCGCTCTTGCGGATTTGTAACTGCTCTACCGCATCCGCCGCTTCATACAAAACACCCTTTAGAGGCTGCGAGTACCTGCGCGCATGCTCTTTAAGACTTTGAGTTAATTTCTCCATTATCGCACACTACCCCGTAGCCAACGGAACGTTCGCGAAACTCTCCTGGCGTTGATCGCCCCGGAACGTTCGCAGGTCCTCGAAAAGCTCTTTGTGAGTCTCCTGACTGATAATTAGCAAAGGCTGCCCGCTGTCGCCTAAGACCCCGGCTTGCGCGGGGACTAGTCGCAGATGCAGCCGATGTGCAGCAGCTAAAAGAGCCTCACGCCATTGCTTTTCGAAAGCTTCATCAGCCGCATCAAGTCCTTTGTCTGGGGTACACGGTTGCGCTTCCGAAGGTACCACTCCGCCAGAGCGGAAATGAAGCATCATCGCCAAGTTCGCTATATCTATGTAATTCTCGGCGTTACCCTTGCCGATGAGGCTCCTCAGCTGCACCTCGAGCGATGCCTCTGTAACCTGCACGGCGTCTCTCCACCCCCGACGCCCCTTAAGAATACTCGTTGCTAGCTTTTGCTTCATCCCTTCCGCGAATGCATCAACGCACTGCCGGTCTCGCGTTATTTCTTCACTTAGGCTCACTGTTGCAGCGCGACGCTTTACGGCGGTATATTGGAAATTAGGCATTATTAGCTCCATTCTTTAAATCTGCAATTATTGCGTCAACGAGCTCACCCCGCGTCGCATACTTATCGATAAACCCTGCGCGCCTCCATTTCTTGACAATCTCTACAGCGTCTTGGCGGCTGGAATACGCCGCGCACTCACGCCCCGCGAGGGAGCGCTCTATGTCTCGCAACGTAGCGGAGAAGTCAGATACCGCTTTCTCGAAGTCGGCTCGTATGTTTTCGCTATCAGGCATCATCCACTCCGACTAGGTTAGTGCAGCGTAGCTTTCTGCAGCTGCATGACTTCCTTATCTAACGCAGCTGCCGTGTCATCCATTTCGCGCTCGAGGAAATCCAAGAACAACCCTTTATGCGCCGTGACAAAATCAGCAACAGCCTGCTGCAGCCCAGGTCCTGCGACATCAGAAGTACATCCTTTTTGGTGTATCAGCCGCCCTCCTTTGAAAACCAAATCCACGCCTGAGCTGCGCACACTCCGGTAGGCCGCCCGCCGCGACAGAAACAAAGATCGGCGGTGAGACAGAACTCGCGTCCCCGCCAGTATGGCATTTAACTTGGAAACGCCTGTATCATATTTAGACATAAAAAACCCCCTATTGCGTACGACATCAGACATACATCATACTTCACGCAAGTCAAGCTCTTTTATCCCGCTAGAGAGCGGCCGCTCCGCGTGACGACAAAATGTAGGGCGACTTTATGGGGGTGCGATTTTTGGTCTGCGTGTCTAGCGCCCGTTTCCGACGCCGCGCCGGACCATACCCAGGGGGTGGGGCGGTGGCGCACCTGCCCCCGGCCCAGACCGCACCACCGCCCCCTTGTAATATTATTACAGGCCGGATGCGCGTATATCTGGTATTTATTCGAGGATCGCGCCCACCTTTTGCGCAATCAGTCGAAAATAGTAGGCTGTTTGGGGGTTACATCCGTCAATTCGCGTTCCTGCTGCAGCCGCTGGGCCTCGAGGCGGGCGATTTGCGCATCTATCTGGGAGAGGCTCAACGCGTCAGGGCTCCTGTTGGCGTCGTCCCGCCCGTCGGCGGTGAGCATGTGCGCCTGTTTTAGGACTATGTCAGCCGCGCGAATTTTGTCCTGGTTCCGCGCCCCGTCGTCTCGCATAATACTCAGTAGCACTTGATGCGCGACATTTTGGGCCCCCTCGCTCCCCGCTAACCAAACCAGCTGCGCCCGCTGGACCTGTTCAATGATTTGCGCCCTATTCTCTAGCCGAGCTGCCATCGCTGAGGGGTTTTTGTAGCCCGCAGCCCGCGCCGCCTCGATGGGGTTCCCTAGTTCGGCCCGTTTACCAATATATTTATATTCCATGGCTGTTAAATCGCGTGGTTTGCGTGGCATGTCTCTACTCCCAGATCTGTATGCTGACGCTAGCATCCTCAATAGATTACCCACAGTCAACAAATATCTGATTTGACGGTTGACACTGCCCATACACACCCGACAATATGTCGCCATGATCCACACCACACTAATCTGCGCCCTCGTCCTGCTGGGCGTGCTCGGCCTAGTCTGTCTACTATCGGCGGATCTATTAGAGCGGGCGCTACGCAAACTATTAGGCGGAGCATCTGACAACTGAGCGGCTGCGAACACGGTCGCGCGGGTGAGCGTCAGCGAACACGCACGCGCGATCGTTTTTGCTACGCCCCCGCGCCTCCTCTCTTATAGTGCCCGTTTTTCTAGAGGAGCGCTCAAGCGCGCCCTACATAGTACCGTAGGTACAGTATCACTTGCGCAGTCACAACGCACGGTCACAACTCCCCCATATTGTAGGCGACTAAACGTGCGGGCGGGCGCTTGCGCATGTTGCTCAACCTCCTAGCCCCGCCTGAGCGCCACCCTGGTTTCAGTTAACTACATTTTGTCTGTTTTGTATGTTGACATGTCCGACATAATGTCATACATGTAACCTATCAGAGATTGAGGGCGCCCAGTCCGTCAACATATAGGAGAGCTGACAATGAGGACCATTACGCGCATCTACCGCCGTTATTTCGGGCGCGCGCCTACGCTGCACCGCACTCCCCGCCCCGCGGTATTGCCCGCACGCTGGCAACGGCCGGGGGTCTGACATGTGCGATGTATGGCAATGGGAGCCCCACCCTGACAGCCCCGAGAAATATCTGATGTTTGACGGGTCCAAATCGACCATCGTTCGCGTGCAACCGTTACTCGAGGGTTATCTGTGGCAGGCGGGGAAAAAATACGGATTTGCCGAGGATTTAGAGGAAGCGCAGGCTTGCGCCGAGGGGGTGCACCACCAACTCAATCTCGAACCCTCCGAGCGTTGGCTCTCAATTTAACTATAATGTATGATTTGTAAGGAGACACACAATGACAAACACCCACGCTCAAACTATTGTCACCATCGAAAAAATTGAGGGCATGCAAGCCACCTATAGCCCCGAAGATAACAAGTTGCGGCTTTACGCACCTTACCGGCTGGATGAAGACCTTTACAAAGTCGTTCGGGCATACGGTTTTATCTATGCACCAAAGCAAGAGCTGTTTGTTGCCCCCGCATGGACCCCGCAACGTGAAGACCTTTGCTTTGCATTGGCTGGCGAAGTCGAGCCGGAAGAAACCACACTTGCAGAACGCGCCGAAGCCAAAGCGGAGCGGCTGGAAGCGGCAGCACAAAAGAAAATGGGGCTGGCACAAAGCTACATCAACACAGCCGATGAACTCTCTCGCGCCTTTGAAATGGGGCAACCTATCCTCGTAGGGCACCACTCAGAGCGCCGCGCCCGTCGCACACAAGAGCGCATGGATGCAAACATGCGCAAGGGTCTAGCAGCAGAGAAAGGCGCGGCTCATTGTCTGTCTCTTGCATCAGGAGCCGAGGCGCACGCCAATTATAAGAATAAGCCGGCTGTTCGCGCACGCCGTATTAAAACACTGCTAACAGAATTGCGCGACTTGCAGCGCGGCCTTAACCACGCTCAAAAGGCTTTGAAATGCTGGAATAAAGCTGAAAGCGACGAACAAATAAAAGCGCTTGTTAATGCCGGTTATATATCGAGCGGCTCCCTCACTCTTTTTGAGGACTACCAAGCCCTGATAAAAAACGAGCTGACCCCGCAGGAGGTGAAGGAGCGCAACCTTAAGGCTTGGGGCAATGTGTTTAAAGGCCGTAACCGTCGCCGCTGTATCGAGCATGTGCTAAACCGCTTGGCTTACGAACGCGAATTGCTAGGCCCTGTCACACGCTTTAAAGGCGAGTTGAGCGCGGCTGTTTTGCAAACCTTCGCCCGGACCCACGGGGCCGACAAGCCGAAGGCAAAAGCACTGGATGATGGTAGAATTGAACTTTCAAGCCGTGTGGATTTACCCGCCCATATGTGCGCAGGGCTTGAGCTGAAAAGCCTCACCCTATCAGTGGAAGGGTGGCGCAACCTTATGCAAGATATGGGCTACGAAGTGCCAGCCAAGGCACCGGCAAAAGCGCCAATCCTGAACTTTCAGGCTGAGACACTTTCAAGCCCGAACCAGTACCACAGGGGCGAGGTGATTACTTACGACCAAGTTACCATGACCAAGGCCGAATATGCCGCGATACACAAGGATTATCGCGGCGTTAGGCTCTCAACATGTGGTCAGTTCCGCTTTAAGGTTTGCTATTATCGCAAGAGCGGCGAGCCTTTTTCCTCCCGTGAGTTGGTGGCTGTTTTCCTGAGTGACAGCAAAGCGCACCCAGCCCCAGAAAGTGAGGCGATCGACCGGCACCTAAAGGCGAAAGCAGCCTGACAAGCAGCGCCGCGCCAATTGGGCGCGGCGGGCCTCCCTCAAAAGTAAAGGTGCTATCGTGAAAAAGTCCGTTTATAGCCGCCCCAATAAGCCCATGTTTATTGAACGCAAAAAGCGCAACTTAGCGACACTGGCAAAGCCGGAAATCCGGCAACCGCTTACCGTTGATCGGGCCAGCGAATGCCATATAACACCGGCACCGGTTGCCGCTCGCATGGCGAGCTATTTAGGCCCGCTGAAAAGCGGCAAAATCCTGGAGCCAAGCGCAGGCACCGGCGCATTGTTACAAGCCCTCCTAGACGTTGGAACAGAGCCGCAGGCAATAACCGCCATTGAGCGGCACAACAAACTTGCCTCAGCGCTCAGCTTTGAGGGGGTGACAGTGCGCAACTGTTGCTTTCTGGAATATGCGGCAGACACGGGGGAAAGGTTTGAAAAAATCATTATGAACCCGCCCTTTTCCAAGGTGCGCCAGCACATGAAAGCCGCGCTGGCACTGCTAGACAAAAAAGAAGGTGCGGCACTGGTTGCCTTGGTTCCTATCACTTTTCAGCACGAAGACGCGCAAACACTGGAAGAGCTGGACGAGAACACATTTGCCACAGCCAAGGTGCGAACCAAGATCATTCTCATTGAAGCGATGAATTGA